GGCTCTGCCACGTTCTTTAGACTCTGATCTAGCGATTCGACCATCTCGTTGCTAGTTTTAGCTACGCGACCGGTTAGATCCTTCGATGATAGCTGTAGATCAGCTGCCGCCTGTGGGGTCGCTGCTTCTGTCAGGAACTTAGGCGTTGATTCCAGTGCCGGCTTGCGCATCAGACCCCGACCAAACTCGAGAATGCGGTTGACTCCTTGAGCCCCTTTCTTTAACAGGAATGGAGCTGCTGCCAATGCAAGTCCTGTGCCAAGCTTGGCGCCTTCCTCTCCACCGGCCTCCTCGGCCATCTGCTCTCCGAGACCAAATAAACCGCCGATGCCGGCCCACTTTGCAAGGGCTTTAGCCGATGATGCTCCCGGTAAAAGAGCTTCAGCAGCAACGAATTCACCGCTTTCCTGGGCCGACTTCTGCAACATCCGCTGTCTGGCATTTTGCGGGAGCATAGCGCCGCTAGTCGTCTCGTCAATGAAATCAGAAAGACTTAGTGATTCTTGTACTTCTGGACGCTGGCCAAGTTTCGCAACAATTTCTTCCTCGGATACTCCTTCACCCTGCATCAATTGGGCCTGAAGATCATACATAGCCTGGGGCTGGCGCCGTCTATACTCTTCTTCTTGTGCCATCATGCTGTCGGGACCGCCTCCAAACGCACGCATTCCCAGGTCCATCGCGCCCATTCCGAATTCTTTGACGGGACCTAAGATATCGCGCATAAAGCTGAATCCAGAATCTTCTTCTTCTGGATTAGTCAGGACAAATCCCTGATTAGGGGTCGTTACCTCTTCTTCTTCATCCATTTCTGTCAAAATGTACGGCATATGTCACCTATTTCTGTTTTACCCAGCGTGTTCCATTCCAACGAAACTTTTCCCCAGTCTCTGTATTCATCATCGGTTGGCCCTTTTTAAGGCCTTTAGTGGGAGGTTTTTCGTATACCCGCTCTGGCTGAGGGGACCGGACAGCTTGGTCATATTTATCCAGCACCGATGCGGCGCTTTTTTGTAGCTTAAGAAACTCTGATGTAGGGATATTCTGTCCGTAGCGATCGATCAGTGCTCCCATGCCTTCATTGAAGCTTCCAGCATCTTTAGCAAGTGATCTTAATGCTGCAATTCGACCTTTAATTTGTTCTTGCGTGTCGTATGGGCTAACGGCGAAAGTGTCGCGGATCCATTTCAGTTTCTTTTCAGGAAGAACACCGGCTTTGTTGAAAACCTTGATGACCCCATCAAGAACCAGCTTACCGCGGCGCTCGTACTCGGCAAATTCTGCCGATTGAAGTGGACCGTATTCTCCGCCGAATATTAGTCCGGCTTTGCCGCCAGTTAAGGCTGCCATTCTACCGACATTCTCTAAGTTTTTTTCCAAATAATCTAAATTTTCAATAAATGTTTGGTTTTTTTGGTCTCCACCCTGAATGTAGTTAATGACCGACTCAGCCTTAAATTCATCGATCTTCTTGTCGAAGACGGTTTGTCCCTTTTGATCTTTCTTAAACATCTGCATGGCCTTGAAAGGATCGCCGCCAGACTTTCCGTATTCCAGTACAAATGCGTTTTGTCCTTCCACACTGTCCATTCCGCCAGCTTCCATGGCTGCATCGAATGCTGATTTAAACGCATTCTGTTGGCGTGCCTGCTGGTAGGCTTGACCGAGAGCGTTAAGCTGCTGTGGATCAGCATCGGCAGAGAGAGCTTGCTGGTACGCGGTAGCTATTGCCTGTGGGTCACCTTCTGCTCCTATAAGAGCTTCGTTGAAGGCAGACAATCCCTGAGCCTGTCTGCGTTGTTGGAGACCTTGACCAATGGCTTGGTTAAAAGCGCTGAGTCCAGATGAAAGGCCCTCTGCCAGACCTGACGTGTCTCCTAGGATAATTGGAGTTGGCATTATTTACCCCCTTCAAGCTGTTCCACTTTGGCAGCAAGCATTTTTATCGAGTTAATTAGGAGTCCCATCACCCCATAAAGATCGACGTGAAGGATTCCTTCTTTGACTGCTGTGAGTTCTTCGGGAACATCCTCGGCAATTAGGCCAACGCGATCTTTCTGACCGCCAACTTCTTCAATGTAGTCATACTGCTTGACCGCAAGCTGTTTAAGCTCACCAAGCGACTTTTTGTAGTCTCGAATGTTTTCCTTTACTGATTTCGACGACATCATCGCCATTCCCGCCTTTCCTGCTGCTTGTCCTAATCCCTGGGCTAAAGGTCCGGCTAGACCTTGTCGCTGTTGTATCATCGGGGAAAAGGTCTGACCGGTTAGGAGAGGAAGGAACTGACTCATCGCTGTTAACTGGTTGGCTTGCTGTCCCTGCATGAACTGGCCGAACTGTGATCCCAAGGACGTCGAAAGATCGGACGCGCTCTGCGCAAGGGCCTGATTAAGCGCCGATGAGCTTCCTGCGTTCGCATCCGCAAACCGCTGCTGAATGGCGGGCATGACCTGCTGATTGAAAGATTGCATAGCAGGATCGACATAATACTGCTGGAACATCTCTTCATAGCCTTCAGGCCCCTGCGGTTGCAGGAATCCCGACATGCTCTGCATGAAGTCCGGACCCAGCTGCTGAAGGGTCGAGCTGAAGAGCTGTTGTTGCTCCGGGGTCAACATGCTTATGTTGCCCTTGTGGGTGGTGCTGCCCATCATCGTCTTTCCCATCGGACGTCTCCTCGTATTCCATTAGAACGCTTTTAGACCTACGAAATCCGTGGCGTTCGCTGTGCTTCGGATAATTGGTCAACCAAAAAGCTTTCTTTATTTTTAACTTTTTCATGATTTCTTTTACATGATCACTTAACCTCTGGACGGCTTTTCCTTTCCCCCAGTAGGCTTTATCGACAGAAAAGGTATTTATGATCATGTCCTTTGATAGTGCATCGACTACAAACCAAAGAAATCCTTTGACTACGTTATCGGGATCTACCAAAGCATATAAGTGACTAAACGGATTAAGTGTCTGCCCTTCTTTACCAGGGACCATGCAGTTGATTTCCTGATATTTGAAGAAATCCTCCACCGTATAATCGCGATCTCTCACCTGTTCCACTAAGTATTTCGGTATGTGGATTGGGTTAAACAGCCTCACCCATCTTAGCTCGTCAATTTGTTCACTTTTGTCAGTCATTGGTCTTTCCTATGTATCGGAGGTGACCCGCTAGTTGGCCTGACGATACGGCTAACTGATTTGCCGATGCTACACCAGTTCCGGTGTACCAGAATTCACCCTTGCGAGTGTCTGTAATGGCATTAATCACTAAGTCGGCCCCTCCAGTGTATGTCACACTAGACGGCTGTACTACGCCAACAAACGGTTTTTGTGCGGTGGTAGCCACTTCGTAGGGTAACTCCAGATACAACGTTCCCGTAGTTCCGCTAGCTGCCGACCATTTAACGTCGAACCATAGTTCGACAAAATTTCCTTGCCTCCAGATCCACCCAACCTGATGATCGTAGGTGAATGTCTCCGACGCAGAGGTGTTCAGTGTTGGTGTCCATGTCTTTGGCGATTCCGATGCGTACGACCTAATATCGCCATTGATACCATCCGCCAACTGGGCATACATTCTTTGCAGGTCAAAGATCATTTCACGCCAGTAGCGCTCCTGCTCTTCTTTAGCTAGCGAAAGTATCCGCTCTGCATGCAAAGGAAAATTCCAGTTCTCTGGTACCGTCATCCTAGAATCCTCCTACCGCGAGGCTGAAACCAAGGTTTTAAGGCATGAATTTGAAGAGGCTGAGTTGTAGCTGCGTTTGCTATTTTTACATGGTGCTGATAACCCATGCCGCCAGCATAAGCGCGCTTCCAACACTTGGTACGGTAGAACTTCCGTTCTACGATCTTACCACCACTGAGGTACTTGTAGAATGCGTATCCACCAGTGGTATAAGCGGTGTATCCGCTTCCATCTATCCCTTTCAGTTCGAAGGTATTGGTCGTGGAATTCGCAACTTCAAAGGTGAGATCATTGACTTCGATCATCCCGCCTACGTCTACGATATAGATTATGTCTCCATCGGAGAATCCGTGCGCAGCTGCCGTAACTACGGGTGGTTCGGCAGCGGTGATCGCCGTAATCGCTGCCCCGTAGCTCGTCATATCCGTGTCAATGGTGAAGGTATCTTCATCCACTGTAGCCCCGACAGTCCATTGAAGGTCGTTATAGAACTTCGCCCCTTCTACTCCGTAAGCATAAAATGTTTCTCCGGCAGATAAGCCGTGTGACTGCGATGTGACCGTCACTCCAACTGTCGGATCAGCATTCATTACGATGTTAGCAATGCTTGACCTGTAGTTCAGGTTTGGCAGGCAGTCTAGCGTCTGCGTTTCGTAAGCGAACTCGTTATTGTCTTTGTAGAAAGACACTGTAAGCTGGGTATCCTGGTCGGAATCGACGAACAGATCGATATATCCAAACTGGCAGTCAAGACTCTGTTCCTTGTACGGATTCCATGCAGCACTGGTAACGCTGAAATCAATCGATGTTCCGTCATCAGAAAGACCGGTTTCCAGAATATGAACCTGTCCTTGTCTGTCTCCACCTAAAAAGATCTCGGCATTCTTTGACCAATAGAAACTGAGTGCCGTTTCATCATCGAGGTCGCGAGCAGAGATATCGAGATCGTTCGTGACAGTGAAATCCTGAGCTGCGTAGTCAATCGGTACGCCGCCCTGACCAAGGACGTTCATGTTGATTTCGTACTTGGAATAAGCGCCGCTTTCATCGTCATAGATCAGAGAGGAATTCGCATCGTCGCTTTCGGTGTCAGGATAAAGAATCCAAGTGCGGCGATTTCCATAGCTTCGCGCCACGTAGAGCTTGTTGAACTCAGAGTCATTTACGTCGTCGGTAACAAAGTCTTCTACTCGATCATCTACTCTTCGAGTTTCAACCCCATCAGTAGCAGTAATTCCTCGGATTCCGACTCCCAGGGAGTATCGGTCGAAGGCCACGCTTGCCATTTTTCCGTCACAAGCGCGAAAAGAGTTAATTTGGTCCCATCGAAAAGGAAGTGCGGGGTCGGATACTGGACGGAGCGTCCATACGGAGTCTGTGAAATGGACAATGATAACATCTTGTAGCTGCCTCGCACTGATAATTTGCTCACCTGTCGGAGCATCGACGAAACCGCCGCCCCCGGCTACTGTATCATCCCAGTTAGATGGATCTTGCGCCGCACACCATCTGGCTCGCTGAGGGAATGTTTCGGTTGCGCCGCTGGAGTTGATGAATTCAAAGGTATGCAGACATACGAGACGTTGGCGAATGCTAAATATTAGCTTTGTTCCATACAAGAAGTCGCTTCCGCCCGTGGATGGATTGAATTGATAGACTGAAGGGGTTGCCGGGGATCCAGAGGTGGTAGCATCGTAATATAGGATCCCGTCGGTGCCTGGTGTTCCCGTCGTCCATGCTTTGCCATTTGTGATGTAAACCCGATTTACAGCGCCAGCATGTTGCCAGTTAGCCCACCACAGATAGTCGTTATCGGTTCCGGCAAAGTGATCGCCGTTTGGATAGGTGGTACCGCCCTGATCTAGATCGAGTGGCTCGAAGAGGTTGGCTGCTGAGTTGTAGATGCACATCCGTTCTTTATCGCCAGCTAGAAGATCGCGGCTGTTATCTGCGGCAATATAGCGAGGAAGGCCCATCACTCTGCTGGGAGCAATCTTATCGACCGAGCCACCTGTCAAGGTGCCCAGGCCCGTTCCGTCGACTAAATCGCCGTTTTCTTTAGTGATGGAGAAGGTCGCGCCGCTAACATTGGTAGCTGTGCCACCTACCGCATTAAGCGTGCTCCATGTTCCGCCAGTAAGCGAACGAAGTACAAGAAAGTCGCCCTCTACAATAGTTCCAATAGAAGAAACTGTGAAAACTGCGGGATCGGCAGCCGTGGCGCTAGCGGCTGTCTGTGTTTCTACTAACTGAGAGCACGTGCCTAGTCTCCCGCTACTGGCCGTATATGTCGAGGCTGAAGTATCGAGAGCGTTTCCATCAAGATCAGTCAATTCAAATGTACCGGCACCCTGATCTACATCGGATACAAGGTATTTCTGTGCGTTTAGTGCAGAAAACTCATTTCCCGCACTTTCAGCCAGATAATGGAGGCTTACTTCTTGGCCAAGATACAGGCCGACGATCGTATTAGGTGTAAAGACAGGAGGAGACGCGGCAGTAATGCCAGTAATGACCTGACCATGCACGAGGCATGCCAAAAAGCGGTATCCCTGACGTTTTTCTATGTATCCATGATGAATATGACCGTTCTTGATGTCAGTGAATGCATCCACCGGAGCCATCCAGGGTTCGACATCGCTGTCTAGCCCTGTGCCAAAAGGAGCGATTAAGAACGGTTCATACGGCATTAAAAGCCTCCTATCAAGATCACCTGAAATGGAACATCATTAATATTAGTTCCATCAACTCTTTGAGTCCGAACCTGGAATTGTCCAGTAGTTTTTGACCCCGATACTAAGTTTGCGACTCTGTTATTGGCCTGACTTCCAGTATTAACGATCGATGTGCAAAGTACATGGTAATTTGTATTTGATGGTGTTCGTGTTATAGGGATGGTATATACCCCTGAACCTCCATATGTGGCTGTGCCAAGTCCTGCGCCTCCAGATACGGCCCCTCCATTTGCTGGAACTACGCCGTATGCCCACACAAAATTATTTTGATTATTAGCAAACGTATTAGTGCCGATGGTGACGTCCTGGAATAGGGCAGATTGTCCCTGACCTCCAATATATCCGTCTTCTGTCAGCGCTAGTTCATTTGCGGTACCGCGATCATCGAGAATAAAGAAATCAGTCTCTCCGCTATAATCATTAGCGCGGCTGTAAAGCTGCATGGTATCGTCGATGCGCACGGGAGTATTAGGAGTAATCGTAGCGTCGCTACTTCGATCGATGTAGTTCGATTTCCAATACTTCAGCGTCGACGCTCCTTGTTCCAGTGCCGCGAAGTTGGCCGTCAAGACTGTAGGATAGTTCCTGATCTTCGTCTGATTGGTAGGTAGTGTGTCATCCCAAGCCATGGTATCCCCTAAAAGTTCGGTTGTGCCCGTGTATTTAGGAGATTCTGGTTAGTCCTTTTCAGGATGTATTCCAGTTGCTCCTTGTAAAGCGCTGTCACCTCGGCGTATGCCTGAGACTCACCGAAGTCAGCATGTATATCTCTCGCTGTTCCATAAGCGATGGCAGGCCCCCACTCGTCTAGATATGGCCTATCTGTCGCATTTGTGAACTGCGTTAGCGTTGCTCCTGCCGCTGTTACGACCAGCGTGTTGCTATAGGCTTTTACCCTAAAGCGGTATGCCGTGTCCGGAACAGGGAAGAAGGTGAACTGATTGTCGTAAAGCAGCACAGATGTTGGCTGTCCGCTGGCAAACTGAATGTAGGAATACTGTACCGAGTCGCCGTCAGCAGGAGCTGTAGCAAACGTCACATTGACTACTCCAGTGGACATATTCAACGTACCGCTTCCGCCTAGACTGCCTGTCAAAACCACGTTAGACGTGCTATAAGACGTGCTAGTATCTTCGAAGACTTCCGTTCCGTCCGTTACTACAGCTGTGCCTGGAAGGACGGGAAACTGACTAGCGGTACCAGAGAAAGCGACAGTCGCGCCGTCACCAGTTCCGATAGTCTGTCTCCCCACCTGCTCAGGATTCTGATTGTAGAATGACTGCGGCTCCTGATACCAAAGCAGACTCAGCCGATCTATAGTCGCCGGAGGTTCATAGTTAGTGAACCCCGCTGGCAGCGTATAGTCCTTCTGGTTGGCAGAAGTGAGAAACTCGTAGAACGTATGGGTACGCTCGAGCTTCACTTCGGCAGGAAAGGTATACTGATAGTATTTATTAATATATTCGTCCAACTGCTCGTTGGACAACTCGTCAGGGGAATATCTCCCCGACACCTGCCGTACCTTCTGTCGTATCTCTGCTAAAGTCCAGTTAGCCATCGGTCACCTACTCGTACATTTCGCGCATCTGGAACCGACTTTTCTGTCCCGTTTGCTCCTTACGGATAGAACCCGTTCCGTCTGGTCGCCATGCCCAGATAGGCGTGGATCTTGACTCGACGTGCCGAGCTAGGAAGCGTGGAATCGTATACTTACCGCCATGGAAGAAGGTAAATTTCATACTATTGCCAGCACATCCGTAAGAAAACGTGTGCATCAGCCCAGGCTCTTCAATATTGGAGAATTCGTAGGTCTTCATTTCACGAAGCCACTTTTCTTCCTTCTCGGAGAACTTCTTACTTGGGTTGACAGGATCAATAATCGGCAGACGAGCTAGACGCTTTGGGTCCATCTGCTGTTTTTCTTGGATTGCTTGTTGCATCTCACTTCTCCTTTCAATGAAGGGAAGGCAGGACAATGGAGTAACCTGCCTTCCCCTCGGTGGGTTAGACTACTGGCTCTTCACCGTAGAAGATCGCAACCATCGAAGCGCTGTTAGCGCCAACGCAACCAGTTCCGAGCGTTACGCCCTGAATTGCCTGGTTTTCGATAGGGATTGCATTTCCGTTGGTGTCAGAAACACGGATTGCTTTACCGCCAGACACATATGCGGAATATCCGCTAGATGTGTTGGTAGCAGTAGTGATCGTCGTTGCCGTGATCGAAGCAATTGTGTAATCGCCATTTAGCGATGTGCCCGCACCATCGTCAGCTACACCAGTAACTTTGATAGTGTCTCCGGCTGCATAGCCAAATGTTGCAGTGTCATCGACAGTGAGGACAGCTGGGTTAGCAGCTGTAATATTGCTAATGCTCGCGCCATAAGCGGCGTTTTGCGAAAGCGGTGTCACACCGTTTGATGTCGTATAAGCCAGCGTCCCTAGGGTGAAGTAGGAAGCATCTGCCATGTTTGCAGTCCACTCGAAACGATTAGGGGTCGTTAGATCCCAAATTTCGACTTTGGCTACTTCAAAGCCAACAGCCTCGTTTCTTGCTACAGCTGTGCCTGGGTTAGTCCACTCTCTTCTTTTGATCTGTGCCATTTGTCAGTCCTCCTTAAGTGTGGGTTGCTTCAAGATTCAACATGAAGGCATCGTTAAGGATTCGAGCGACAAACGGATGCTGCCAACCGACAGAACCACGCTGATGCAATGGATCCGCAGAACCAGCAGAACCGAGAGGTTCGACATAAAAGTCACCGCTCTCAGAACCAAGATGCACGACCGCGTAAGCTTCTTTACCGATGATAAAGTTGTTGTACACGGCTGGGCTAGCTGCTGTTACGCTGCCAACAGAGGTGTAAAGCCAGCGGACGTTACCGGTAGCTCCCCACTCAGACTCGAGGACTGACTGTTGGTTTGGATAGTTAGCGCTGTGGATGAAGTTGGAAACTGCTTCCAGGTCATCCAAAAGAGCAGAATCAATGTAACCCCAGAAAGCCGGGCGTACGGGCGCTGTGCCAAACGCATCCCTGCCAACTACCACGTCACTGATCATCTCAGCGTCGGCATTCAGAAGAGTCTGAACAGCCGCGTCGATGTCAGCTTTGGTAAGTTCTGTTGGGGTGTTACCATTGACACCATTAGCGCACTGCAGAACAGAGCTTGTGGATGCCAACACATCACGGGTAACTTCGTCCATTGTCTGGGCTAGGTTCTGCGCAAGCAGACGACTAGACTCGTTCAATACACGGTCTTCAACAGTCAGTTCGACTTGGTTGGTGATCGTTACGAAGTTTCCGTAGAAATCAACGCGAGCGCTGATATCAGTTGCTGATAGGGGTGCTCCTGGAGGCGTGATGCCATCAGTAAGCGGTACAGGTACAGTCGAAAGACGTGCATACCTACGGAACACAATGGTGTCGCCCATCTTTTCAGGAAGTACTCTCTTCTGAGCGAATTTTGTGTGGATAAGCTGCGGATAAGCAGTCATCAACAAAAGACGATCATAGTACTCCCGAACAGCTGGCGGCAGCACTGCAACGGTTGTTACATTAGCCATTTGCTATCTCCTTAAAAGTGTCCAAGATTCCGCTGAGCCGCCTGCCTAAACTCCTGATCCGACATGTCTTTCCACCGTTTTGCTTCGTTAAGCGGAGATGTCTGCCCGACACTAGAAAGTGAACCTGCCCTATTGGAGTTCTGAACTATGCGTTCGGCATCGGCGTTTTTCTTCGCTGTCTTATGCTGGCCTCTGTAGGCTTCGCTATTCTTTGCAAGGTGGTAAGCCAACTCGTAATCGTTGGTTTTTTGCAGGGTCTCCCGGAGGCTTGGATTTGTTTTCAAAACTTCGGGTAAATACTTAGTGACGACCTCTTGATAGTCCGGATGCTTCTGCGTCATTCGGAGTTCTTGGATGTTCATCTGGTACTGCTGTTCCTTCTTGCTAAGGATCTTCTCGAGATCCCCGTAAGTCAGAACATCGTCCTTAGAAACACCGTCAAACTCGTCTTTTTCCTGCTGAGGCTGCGTAGCGCGTTGCTGCGATGCCATCATCAGTTGCATGTTATCCTTGACCATTTTGAGTTCGTCTTGAAGACGCTGACGTTCAGCGCGCTCGGCTTGCAGTGCATCGAGGGGTACATTATGTCCCCCCCCTTCCTGGCCGTGTGCGGGTTCAGAAGCGTGGTTGTCTTCAGGAGCGGCGGCCTCCATTTGATCGCCCGATACTTGTGGTTCTTCGCTCATTGCGTGTAAGCTCCTTTTTGCGCCCTTAAGTCGGCGGCACTATTGTGTTACGTAAGCGTCTGGGATCGAGGATGTTTCAACGACAACCTCGTCATCTGCTTCAGCTCCCAGGGCTTGTAGCGCATCAAAATCAAAAGGCCGCTGGGGCATGTTAATGTCCCATTGGATGGTTCCCTTTTGGTTGTCGACCTCAGCTACAATCATTCCCACCTGCGGCGCAGGCTTCGTGTAGTAAGGCTTGATGTGCTTCATCAATGTGGGTTTCCCTTCCACGTTGACCTTGGATGGTTTGGCAAACAGCACGATCCAATAAGGATCACGTCGATCTTTGTTAGCATCGACGATCTGCTGAATGACCTTTTCGTCATCTTCAATGATCGCGTCGCGGGTTTCTCCAGTCTCTTGAGTCATATTTCCTACCAATTTGCTACCAACATCCACCAAATCGGTAGATGTAAAGCGGCTTTACACTAGTACTTGTAATCGTATGCTTGCGCGGGGTAACCGCGGTTCATCTCTTTCTTCTGAGCAGCGAAAGGATCACACTTCTTAGGTGCCTTATCGTGGCCCATCACTTTGTCCATGCCGTAAGACTCCTTACGTCGGCTTTTGTACGACTGCATTTTCATGCTTTCTTTGCCGTCCTTCATGCCGAGCGACTCGTCCTTACGGTCTGCATAGCCTTGCTTACGCATTGTCGACCTCCATGGGGGGTTGTTCGGGTAATTCCTGCAATAGACCGCCTACCGCAGGGACTTCCTGCTGAGGCTCTGCAGCCCTCGCAGAAATCTGTACGTCGTCGGCTTTGACTTGCTCTTCTTTCACCCGACTGGTCTCTTCCATCATGCGAATGATCGTCAGATATTTAAGCAGCCGGTCATCATCCAACGACTGAAGTTCTTTCATGGCCTTAGCTCGCTTCAAAGCAAAGTCGGCGCGGTTTTCTACCGCCGCACTTGCTCGCTCGTCTTCTAGGCCCATATTGGCCACAGCTCTGGTAAAGCGTTCTTTCGAAAGGGCTATGTCTGAAATTGCTTTTGCCTGGGACATCTGACGCTGACTGTCGAGCACCTGCGCCTGAATCTGTTGCTGTTGCTGAGCTTGCTGCGCCTGTTGCTGTTCCAGTTCGGAAAGCTGCTCGATGTACTCGGACTTGCCCTGGATAGGCGCGGCTTTTGCCAGCATTTCGCCGGTAACAGGAGCGCCAAGCTGACGAAGATCGACGAGCTGACGGAAGTACATCTGACGCTGGGTGTCGGTGAGAATGCCTTCCTGAACCGTGATGTCGTATTTCGTGAAGTTGGCGTCGTAGAATTGCTGCGTTGGCTCTTCATTCAGAATGCGTTGAACCTTCTGCGGTCTCCACTTCTGAATCAGCTTGATGACCTTTTTGCTTAAAGCCTTCTGAGAGAAACGGAGGTTGTCGAAGAGTTCTTGAAGGTTGACGAGCGCCGCGCCTTGTCGGAGCATCATCATGACACCGGAATCGCCGGCAGTCTCTGTCTGTCCAAAAGCAGCGTCGTTAACTCCAGCGATTTCCATCATATCCCGGTCAAACAGTTCCTGTAGTTGGAACATGGAAGGCGGAATCTGCGCAGGAGGGATCTTCTCCAATGCGCCAGGAGGAGCATCGGCGCGCTTCCATATGACCTTACCTTGTGATGTCTGGAAAAGGCTTCTTGGGTTAACGACGCTATTTTCTTCTGCAATCCATCCACTATTTATTTGACTATCAAGCAGGTCGATCATCTGGCTGCGCCGACGATTCCCCTCTCGCTGAGGATCGATCATGCACCTCGAGAGGGACTGCACCTTTAGGCCCCACTGGTCAGATTCTGGCTCGAATATTGCCGTGAAGGGCACAAATGGGTATTCGTCCAGGTCGTAGGGGTTAATTTCTTGGCGCATCGCCTGGTCATTGACGATTACGTACTTTTCGATATAGCGCTTGGGCTTGTCGACGACCTTAAGCTGAGGGTATTGCTCGAGGAAGGCACCCATCACGTCGCCTTCGACCTCGAATTCCATAGACTCACCGGTTTCCATGTCGACCAACATCGGCACGTTGCGCCATTTCTGCTGGTACATCTCGGAATAGGCCATCATTTCTTGGCCGTTAGGCTGTCTTTGGTAGGGGAGCCACGTAAACTTGTCGTCGCGTTCCCATCCGATCTTGTAAAGGTCGTACACTTCCTTTTCTTGACCTGGAAGAAGGCTAGCTACATGGTCGACGCTGAGGTATTTTCTGCGCAGGATGTATCCGCAGTCTGAAAAGTCGAGTTTTGTGAAGTAGGGATCGAGAATGAAGGAGTTGTAAGGCTCGCGATTGAACTTGATGTCGCCGTTGATGGGGTCATCGCGGTAGTCAACCCATACCGAAGCAAGGTTCCACCCCGTTTTTAGCGCTCCACCGAAGCAATCGCTAACCGTCTGATAGCCATCGGCGGCATTCATCGTGTAAAGCAGGAGGGAGCTAAGCTGGTCGGCAGTCTGTTGGTCGGAATCTTCCTGTGGAACGACTACAGAAGAGAGGCGATGCTTTCGCTGATAACCCGTAACCATGTTAATGTTTCGCCTAACACGGTTGAAAACGAACGTCGATCGACCCTCTTGGAAGAGCTGTCTTTTTTCTTGTTCATCCCACTGATCACCAAGATAAAACCTTAGATCTCGTTCCGCGAGGGGGTAGAACGCATCCCACGCATAGTAGGCTTCGTTGTAGAACGAATCGAAGTCTTTGATGATGTTTTGATCAGTAGCCATCGCATCCCAACAAGCGGTATTTAACCTTCCACCGCCATGGAAAGGATGCGAGGGCTATCTAGCGGGATAGCTTAGGATGATCAGTCCGCCTCGCGTATAGGTTGTGCCCAATAAAGTGGTTCAGGGCGTTGCTTCATTTTATACAACAAGCAAGAATTTTATACATGCCTAAAGCTGTACATATTCTCCATTAAATTTGCTTCGTCTTCCGTCATGCGGCCACGTCGCTTTTTATTCTGGGAGACCGCGAGATACCGAAATGCGTCCATGCAGTGAGATGACCAATCATGTACAGGCTTATCGCTGTATACATTCAACTTTTCATTGTAACGTTTATGATAATTTTCCGCAGCCTTAATAAAGAAGCTGCACTTATCCGAATCGACCCATAGCCGGGGAAATAATCCACGTGCCGACTCGATGCCTTCCTGAATCGGTATATTCGGCACAATCTCGAAGTCGATACCGAGGTCTTTGGCTATCTGCTTTCTGGTTTGCGCTCCGCTGCCTAGCTCTCGAACCTGGATGTCGTGAGGAGCAAAGTGGGTACCATAAACGTAACCCCACTTGTTTCCTTCCTCCTGCAACCATCGGGCGTAGTGGTTAAGTCCCTCTCCCTGGTTACGATACATGTTGATGATGTGGATTTCGTTGCCAACATTCTGAGCGAGGATGATAACTGTTTCGTCTGATACACCAAGGTCCCAGTAAGTATCCACACAAGTAGCAGGGTCAAAAGGTACCCGCGTGAGTCTTCCATCAAGTTCCGCCTGGTTTAGGAGTTTTGCATAGTAAGCACCCTCGGCACCTTGATCAAAATTGCAGTAATATTCTTGCTGCAGGAGGTGTTCGGACATTCCCTCAGCGCGCTCGGCATCCATATCAGCATCAGTGAGCACACCCGTGTCGTTAATAGACAGCTTTTGGCAATACCACTCCGGGTTCTCCTTCGCCATAAGATATAGGTCGAAGGCATGGTTTTTACCGCGTGGTGTGAAATTAAAGACCGCCCAACCGTCGTTTTCACGAAGGATCGGACGTATGAAATTCCAGCACTTAGGATCCTGTAGGGAAAACTCCGAGAAGACGCATCCAACAGGGTTAATCCCAACGTTGATGATTTGATCAGAGCCGATGACTTGGATGACGCTACCATTTGTCAGCCTCACTTTCATCTCGTTATTATTGATATTACCATCAATAATCTCTTTTGGGATATAATCAAGGAATCTTTTGCCATCCTTATTAGCCCCATCCCATAATATTCGGCGACCAAGTGTACTAGTTGGAAAGAAATAAACGTAAGTACCGACGCGGTGCCAATATGCCTGCTTGACTAGCCAATTAAAGCATGCAATTTCCTTGCCAGCACGACGATGCCATACCAGCACGGCACGCTTAAGGCCGTTGTCCATAGCACGAAGAAAATCAAGCTGGTAAGGTCGGGGAACAAATGCGGGGATTGTGATTCCTTGTCCATTATTTCTTTTCTTCATCCGTACTCTTCCAAGGTTCTGCCTCTCCATCGCCAAAGTTCGTTACGGTGATCGGAACATTGCCGGAATGCCGCATGCCATAGTCGTCCTCCTGACCGAGGTACTGCTTACCAAGAAAGATCGCCATAGTAGCATTAGCGTCGGCGAGCTTCCATTGCTTGCGTCTCAGCGAGCAGTGACCGCCCTTACGCCACTCCCGAAATAGCACGCTGGCATTACAATCGTAATTTTCTTTCACAGCTGTCCGCAGACAGTCATAACTAATATCAAGAAACGCGGCGATTTCCTCTCCGGTACACTGAATCTGCGCAAGCTTCTTGACCAGTTCCCAGTCAATAGGTGTTTTGGCTTTCATCTCGTTTTTTGCCGGTGTCCGCCCAGTTCTCGGGTCTATGTTTGGTGCTTCTTTCATTTTTTCACCTTCTTTTTAACACTAGGAAATCTAACAAGGAGATCGTCCAGCTGGTTTTCGAAGGAGGTCTTTTCATCATCTGGTACCTCCAGTCGGAATATCGACGCTGGTAACTCTCCATCCTCCCCGTCGCCGCCTCCTTCATCAGGCTTATCGTCGACAGCAAGCCCCATATCAGCTTCTGTAAAACCCCAGTTAAAAAGATCGTCAAGCTCCCAAGCATTAGCAAGCATATCAAAGTCCCAATCGCCATTATTTCGATTAAGCCTGATATTAAGCTCGTCAACCTCTCTGTCCGTGAGTGGGCTATCGGGTACATAGACCACGACCTCCTTGTAACCAAGCTTCTGCATCGTCCGCAAACGCTGATGTCCCCCAATGACGGTGCCGTCATCGTTGATGACAATCGGCTCACACTGACCGAACTTCTTGATGCTCTCCTTAAGATGGTCGGCATCGTGCTTTCCAAGCTTGCGTGGATTACGTGCATGCTGCCTTAAATCCTTTATCTTTCTTTTATCAAGTTTCCATTTCATAATTCGACCCCAAACCCAAATTCCATTTGATTGTCGTTCTTTGGAAATACTTTGCGGTGTAGTTCCTTGAACTTATCCGGTCTGTTAGGCGGTGTGAGTCTTAACAGAGACTTGATCTGCGCTAGTGTCGACATCAGTGCCTGTTCTCCAATGTCCTCGCTCAGATGCTGGTGATTCTTACGCTGGCGAAAGCGGGTCCCCTTCACATATGGATTGCGAGTCTTGATCTCGTCGATTACTTCCTTGGGCATGACGCCGTAAACATAGACGTCAATCAGCTTAGAAAGCCACGCGCCTTCGTGGATAGGACGGTCATATGGGATCTGCTTACCCCACACTCGGTAGAACTCCTTCCAAATCTCGTAATCGAAGCGCTTTTCCCAAGGCTTAAAGACATCGCAGAGGAAGCTATTAAAGTATTCGACCATCGCTCCTTGCTTGATCTCTTCCAGGTATCCGGCGGCATCGTAGCAGACTGCGCGGACTCCTGCCTCACCGAAGGCATCAACAAGTTGCCAGCAGCGTTCGATAATCTGCATCTTTGCCGGTGACAGATCCTCCTCGTCAAACTTGGCCTGACGAACAATGGTCTTTGCAAACCTGTAAAGCGACGCCGCATCAAAGCCGCGATGCACGCGTTTACCGCCGGTCACTTGCCAATGGATCGGCTCTCCGACCTGTTGGGCCAGTTCGCCGCGTAGGCGGGGAAAGAACGTTCCCCGATGGGTTTCGAGTCCGAAAAATCGCTCTGCGCTTCCGTATCCTATTACAGGTGTCCCGTCTTTCAGGATCGTAACTGTGAGGATAAGGTCGCCAATCGGGAGTTTTCCCGTGTGGTTCGTGGCTTCCTTGATCTGCATGTAGATTGGTCCTTATTATTTTTCCTTCCAAAAACGTAAATATTCGGTCAACCAGGAGCCTTTTACGTGCTGCTGGTCACTTTCCGCATAGGCGGCTTCGCATTCGGTCATAAATTCTGAAAAGGCGTCTTCCTCAGCTTCCCTCAGCTGCTTCCTCGCCTTCTTCAGCTCCATCCGCGTTTCCTGGTATTTTAGCAACGCTGTCGTGATCTTCTTTGACACACTGGACATCGGATTCTCCTTCTTTGTTAGTCAAGATGTATCGGATGTCGGCAATGTTGGTCCAAAAGCCCTGTTCTGTGCGGGGATGGATATACACTTGCGATTGGTTCAAATCCGTGAAGAACTTCTCGATTTCTTCATCCAAGATCTTGATATTCATGCTTTTTTCGTCTTTGTAGAACATTGATACGATATACGCCATTGTGGTTCCCTCGCGTGTATTTTGGTTAATCGTCAATTTTTAATATTTTGCTTAAAACGGCAGCCCTTCCTCGGGTTCAGATGTAAAGCCGCTTGACATTGCATTGTCATTGCACGGTTTAGGCTCTGATTGGGGATTCTCAGCGCACCACTTGTCGATTGCTGCTTTGGCCGATTCCATAAACGCGTTCCAGTGTTCCTTTTCACGGAAGCGGAGGAACGGCGCATACTTCTTCTCGCCTTCCTTGTTCATATATTCGTTGCCGGGAAGGTTCAGCCAGCGGCGTCCTTCCTTCATGTAAAGCGCACACCCTTGGATTTCGACTCCCCACTTATCGATGTAGAAGTCGGCGAATCCCTGAAGATAGCCCTTTTCAAAGCTCTTAAATCGTGTACATTCAATCATTGTGTTTTTCCTCCATATAGAGCGTTTCAAACTCTCCTGAGGGAGGTAAGATAGGTGCCCAGTTCATTACCGTTATTCTTTCTAGAGCTGGATAATTGATCCACCCCTCGTGGCAATCGAGACCAGCTAGGTAAAGACCTGGCCCGCATTCCTTTTCTGCCCAGGCGAGTACGACCATCCCTGTCGGGGGCAGCGCGATCTCTGGGTCTATCCATTGTATTTCTCCATTCATTCGTATGTTGCTCCACTTTTGCCTGTTTGCATTTCATGGAGGTCGTTAAGAAGGCAGCGCCAGGCGTCGCAGTCTTGCTCCATTCCACAACGTTCCTTCTGGATTGCATCATGGATCTCTTTCATAATAAGTGTTTGGTAGGATCCGCATAGCTTGCCCCAGTTGTCCCGGAGGTGGTTGCACATCTGGCCTACCACGTACGTTTTACGCCCGAGGCAGTATCGAAATGCGCAGATAGTAAGGTCATCTTGATTCATGTAGTATTCCTCGGTTGACTGGTGACAATGTGGCTCCGACTGGTACCTTTCCGGCGTCGACTGGATACTGGAACTGGGCACTTCTTCCGCAGTGTGTACACGAGTTGACACCTAACCCGGCGACATAGTATATCCAGCCACAAAGTTTGCACTTAGCGTATTCGACTTCTAATTGTTTTCTATTTTTTCTTTGCATTCTTGTGTTTAGGTGTATGCTTTTTGCGTTTCGAGCGTGCTGAGTCTAAGGCGATTGCGACAGCTTGCTTCTGAGGATAGCCGCTACTCTTTAGCTCCTTGATGTTCTTCGATACTGTCGCTTTGCTCGAGCCTTTCTTCAATGGCATCTTTCTTCTCCTTCAGGTCGTGGTATCTGGTGTGGAACATGAAGTCGTCTTCCATGGGCTTGTCGTCAAAGCCTCCTTGGCAGCTGAGGCACATACCGGTTGGGTTGGCGATGGCCGTACGCCTGCAGGAATTGCAAGACATCCAGTTCGTCTCTGGGTTTCTGACCAGGTCGAACATTCTTTTTTCTCTGGAGTCGCAGCAGCCACAAAAGGCACTGTTCGGCTTGCTCTGATATCGTCCGCAGTTCTCACAGTATTTCATCTCCATCGGGCGTGTCCTTGATGTACTCGCAGTACACTCTTTCCTTGTCTTTGTTGACTCTCCACATCCAGATTCCTTTTCTGTTCTCTGGCTTCTTCATAATAGCAGTCATCCATTCCTGTATCAGGTCTGCTTCCCGGTGGATTTCTTCATCGTGCGCCCATATGCCGGCAAACTCTCCGTCAACGGTGATAATTGCGCACAGGTCATCTTCATACAGCCAGACAAGGTCTCGATCGCTCATAGTTCTTTCAAAAATATTTCTGTCTTAGTTTTATCCGAATACACTTTTTTGCACCATAGTTCGGCTATCATGCGATCGTCGTCGATGATTAACTCGTTGATGCAATCGAGGTAGAACTTTGCCAGGTTATCGATGTCGGGCTTGTGATAATGCGGAAGGCCTTTCTTTCGTTCCTTACTGTGTGCTTTAGCTATTTTCATATGGAAGATCATCTTGACGGCGATAGGCCCTTCTAGGCGCCTTAAAACGCGTCTATCGCGCATCTGCTGCATCAATTCATTCCGTACTTCAGCCTTATCCGTTGCATTTGGGTCGAAAAAGCGGATTCCGTCGCGTGCTTTGACGCCGCGTGCGCGCTTCAGCGGTATCGGGTCCCCGTCAATCTCGAATTTCAGCACGTCTTGCATTTTCCTTCATTTCCTCACGATTCATTCTCAGCCACTCAGCCGCATAAGCCTTCTGACACTCCTTGCACCTAGCCAGTCTTTTCCCTTTGGCGTAGTAGTACTCAGCCTTCGGATCCTTCATCTGCAGGCATATCCTGCATTTCACTTTTTCCACGATGTAACGTCCTTACTTTCTTGGCTTTTTCGACTCCGTCGAGGTGCTGATACATTTTTTTGTACATCATCTCTTTGTCTAGCTCGAAGAACTCGCAGATTCTGTCTAGCTGTGTGATAGGAAGTGCTTGTCGGAAGTATCCCGTTTCCAGGTTCTTCAGCCGTGCTATCTGCAGTCCGAGGAACTCAGCGGTTCGATACTGCATCAAGCCCATGGTATCTCTGGACTCCCTCAGGATTTCGTGGAACTTCATGTCTGGTGCACGCTCGCGGAGCTTGTCCATCTTTTCTCTTAATACTCTCATAGTGACTCCCTGATATCAGGCCCCACGAAGGGAACGCGTGAAGCTATTTTTAGTCGGCTGTGAATTCTGGCGCCGAACTTGTTTAGAATATCCTTGTCTTCAGCGTTGGTGCTGATGACCATTGGCTTTTCCCATTCGATTCTGTGGTCGATGACTTCGTAGTAGTCTCGCTCTGTACGCTCGCCGCTTCTTTCGTTGCCAAGGTCGTCGATGAACAAGAACGGGACTTCCTTTAGCTGTTCGATGAAGTATGACGCGGTGCCGTACTGGTTGAAGTCGGAGTACATGCGGTCATCCATCTGCTTGCTTTTCATGAAGCGTAGGGCGCCGAGCCTGTATTTTTGCAGGAGACCGCGCATCAGAGCGTGCATAAAGTAGGTCTTCCCCCTTCCGGTGGGTCCTATCAGCAGCAGGCTTTTTCGGGGGTTGCGTAGCCACGCGTCTCCGATGGCGGCGCGTTCCGCCGGCATGTATTTAGTCACTTCGAAGCTTGCCCGGACTAGTGACGGCGCGACGGGGTTGATCTTCTGGAACTCTTCCCACTGGCTCATAGAAAGTCCTCCACCTTGGCGACTTTCGGCGTCCACTCGGCGTTTTCTTTCTCCCCTTCAAAGCTGAGGCTGCTTTTCTCTCTGCGTGACGACGTTTCCTTCTTGTCTTTACGATGCCAGGATTTAAGCGTGTGGTAGTGAGACTTGTAGGTTTTCCCTGTGCTGCCCATGTAGTCGTTAAGGCTTTCGATAAGCTCGGTGAGCTTTACTTGGCCGATGTCGGCCACGAGCTTGTCATATTCGTTGGTGGAGAGCTGGACGAGTCCATCCGACCCATAGGAAGTAGAAGGATCAGGGGGAGGGGGGGGCGTGTCCTTACCCCCTTTAGGAATACCTTCTTTAGAGATACCCTCTTTATAAGGGCAATTTTCTGCCCTTTCGTTGGAAGGGCAATTTTCTGCCCTTTCGTCGATAGGGTCATTTTTTGCCCTTTCGCAACTTTTATTTGAATACGAAACTGCCAGGAAGATTTTCCGCGTCTTTTTCCAGAGTAGCTTTCCCTCTTCGTCCCGATAAGACTTGTTCTCGGTGCGGCGATGGATGAACCCTTCCTTTTCCAGAGAGAGGAGCCAAGATTTCATAGTGCGTTCTTTGGTCTCCATCATTTCTGCTAGCTGGTTATCGCTGGCCCAGCAATAGCCTTCCTTACGACAGAGTCCTGAAAGTACGCCATAAAATATCTTGGCTGCGGCCGGTACGTCCTTATTGACAAGAACTTCATGGGGGATAATGGAATATAGGGGAAGTTCGAGGCTCACTTGGCACCTCCCGTAACATAGAGGGTGCACAGAGACAATTTGTATGACAAAAGTGTGTGCGAAAAAAGAAGTGGCGTGCTATGATCCTGACTGTACATACGTTAAATCCTTGTGAATAGGTACGTTTGGTGTGTGTATAATGGCTACTTTACTGCGATGTAGTCGTCCAAAATCAGGGCTTCGGCCCTTTTTTTGGTTATCCAACAGGCTGTAAATAGTATACACTTTTATCATCAAACGAGAGGGTTGCTGTTTACTGCTTTCTGATTCTCACATCTACGAAGTGTGAGACTCGCGTGTAGGTTGGCCGGATGGGAGTGGTTCCCTATCCGGTCATTTTTTTTTACTGGCCCAACTTACACGAATCTTTATACAATCTTGTTTTATTATACGCACCCACTTTCTTAACCTTACCCTGATGGGAGTCCGGCAAGAGGTCGTTTAGCGATATCTCTCCATCACTGTATGCGCTAAGCATCAAAGCTGTGTCCAGCTTGGGTACGATCTTCCTATTCTTAATATGGCTTAGGGTAGCCGGACATATTCCGGTTTCGTCGCCGATTTTTTTCAGCGTAATTTTTCGTCTCCAGACCCACTCGTCAAAATCCATTGTATATATCTCCATTCGGTATGGTATAGGGGACTTACGTATACCCGATTCTTAAATTTACTGCACCGCTTATTTTGCTTGCACTATTTTGGTACACCGTGATATATTGGGATACATCAACATGAGAAACGATGTTGACTACACGATGAACCTACACGGAGAACCACCATGTATGAACCACGCGCAAGCTGGTATGAATCAGACTACGAACCAACATTAGAAGACCAAGGCCTTTGCCGACTAGACGAGCTGCCAGATTTAGACCATCTGCGCGATCATTTACAAGGCGTCGCTGAAGGCTTCTACGAAACCGGCGATGCTCACGCTTTAGAGAATTGCCTAGACGAGTGCTTTCACGCGCTCGGCATGACATTGAAACCAAACGCGCAGCCAGCAATGGAAAAGCGCGGTCAGAGAAACCTAATGATGTGGCACCTGGGTTACCAGCGCGCTACTATCGATTACCTACACGGAGAACCAAGATGAAACAAGAACTCGTAAAATCTGACGACAACATGCTCGCAGAGATTCAAAACACACAGAAGATGTACCAACTGCTGATGCAGGCACCTCACTACAAACGCATGGGCTCCGAAGGTGTTTATGCTATCATCGAAAAAGCCAAGTCTGTCGGTGTACAGCCTATTGACGCTTTGAATGGCGGCATGTACTTCGTACAAGGCAAGGTCGAGATGACTGCTGCGATGATGAATCAACTGATTCGCATGCACAAACACAGTGTTACTAAAGACAAGAAATCTAACGACCAAATTTGTATCTTGCATGGCAAGCGTGCCGACAACGGTGACACTTGGGTCGCTAGCTTCAGCATCGAAGAAGCCAAGCGTGCCGGCATCTACCGCAATCAGTGGCAGAAGTACCCGCAAGACATGCTGTTTGCTCGTGCGTTATCTCGTCTAGCTAGGCAGCTTTTCCCCGACATTATTAAAGGCTGCTACGTACAGGGCGAGATCGGTTATGCTCCACCTTTGGATACACCGCCTGAGCCTTCCGGTGTACACAACGATGATTGTGTATCATCTGATGTGCAAAACGATAACAGCGTCTCAGAAACGTTAACAATCGAGACACAAACTGTAGATTCGATAACTTCTGAGGAGTTCGAGGAGCTTGACGCTTGGCTAGGTGACAACCACCAGCTGCGCGGCAACATCGCCATGTACCTTAAGAAGAAGTACGGCATTACTGACTTTAAGCTAATGCCACGAGAAATTTACAAGCATGCGCTTACTCGTGCTAAACAGCAACATGCTGAAGCCGAGCAGGCATATGGTGAAGAACTACAGGTAATGGAGGCGTAGCATGGATATGGATATGGATCACGAGAAGAACTTTAATATTTATTTAAAGGCTCTTGCACGACTAAACCCCGATCAACTTTCGGAAGTGGTCGAAATAATAGCCGCTTCATATGAATATTATCGTGAACCAGAACTACCTGATTATTTTCTTGATGTTTTCAATCAAATGATCGAGGAGGACACCAATGATTAGTCAGAATACGCCTGAGTGGCTAGAAATGCGTAAGAACAAGATTGGGGCGAGTGATGCCCCGATCATCATGGGTGTTTCTCCTTGGAAGACACCTTACCAGCTGTGGGAAGAAAAGCTCGACTTGGCACCCCAACCTGAAATGAATGCGGCAATGCGACGCGGACATGAACTCGAGCCGATAGCGAGACAAGCCTACAACGACTATACCGGCAACTGTGCCGAGCCGGAAGTTGTGATCCATCCAGAACGGAAATGGATGATGGCAAGTCTCGACGGGATTTCATTGGATAGATCCATTGTTGTAGAGATTAAATGCGCCGGCAAACGCGACCATGACATCGCGGCTTCCGGCAACGTACCTGAGAAATATTATCCACAGCTACAACATCAGCTTGCAGTAATAGGCGTAAATCGTCTACACTATTTTTCATACACGGATGATAGCTTCCACTTAGTGGAGGTTGAACGCGACGATAAGTACATTAATAAACTCTATGCCAAGGAAGGCGAATTCTGGAATCAGCTTCAGAACTTTGAAGCCCCATCATTATCTGATGCTGATTTTCAAGAAATCGACGACGAGGAATGGATATCGATCGCGCAGCAGATACAGCATATCCAAAAGTTGAAGCAGAGGGAAAAAGAGCTAAAGCAGCAGCTTATAGCCCTCTCGAACAACCGTTCGTGCAAAGGTGGTGGGCTGAAGTTCAGGAAGAGCGTAAGCAAAGGAAGCGTCGATTACAGCGCGATCCCAGAGCTGAAGGATGTCGACCTAGAGCGCTACCGAAAAGCACCTAGTGAACGCTGGAGGTTGTCATGATAGGAGCAATTGGATTGTCCCTGACGGCTTGTATTCTCGGAGAATGGGCGCTATGCGCCCTCTTCAAATATATGGGCTGGGACTGGTGATATGTTCAAAATGCATCGTTTTTTAGACATGAGATGCACGTCATGCATACGGAATCGACATTTCCTGTGCATGACGGCACGGCATGGTTGCGCACGGCGCGCGGCATGGTATGGCAAAACATGGAGGAGTAATGACGCCACATAAACTACAGGTTTTCTTCGGTGTGCACAGGGCTAACGACTGGGTCACATCTGAAGATCTAATAGGGCACGCTATTGCGATCAGGACGATTCGAAAGCATCTATTAGATTTGTGCAAGGAGGGATTTTTGCTCAGGGTAAAGTCATTTGGAGGATATCGCTACAGAGTAAAGCCTGATGCCAACCTAGACTATATAAAACAATGGGCGCAGGTGTATGGATACCATCAAGCTGTATGACTATCAGGAACGTGTACTTGCGGCGATCGAAAGTGATCCTTGTCACTCTCAGTTAATAAGCATGCCTACGGGCACCGGAAAAACGGTTAGTATTATAGAAAAGCCTCACCCATCTGATAAATGGTTAGCTTTTGAATTTATAGCTGAATAATTTACTTATCGTCCGATAATACATATTATGTTGCATAACTTAAAGGTAAAATATGAAAGAAACTTTTACTACTGAGAAACACGTGCAAATGTCAAAAGACATTCGCCACGCGGTGAAACTTCTCGAACAATGGCAGCAAGAAGTATGGAAAGCGTGGGGTGTAGGCCATAAAACATCAAAACGCCTAGACAAAGCGTTGCGATTTTTGAAAAATGACCTGAAATCCGTAATGGACGATGCATGGTATCACACGTTTGAATGTGATGGACGGTCACCCTACTACAACCCCGAGTATGACGATGAGCCGATCAAGGAAAAAGACTAACAAGGGACCTGTTTGCTCTGTTAGAGCTGGTGAAATGAAAGCATGGAAGAAGAGGTGTAATAAACGTCTTCGGCAAATGTCTCACGATTCTTCAAGCTATAAAAAACTCGGTGGTGATATTTGGTATTCACCATCAGATGGAAAATGTTTTTATTAAGACAAATCGCTGTTACTCGGGCGTTTCGTGACTGAGATCTATATCCAGACCTGTCTCGCTTTCAATAAAGCGCTCGGCCATTTCCTCCAGGATATGGTCGTCCTTCACTCCAAGTTTTCGATTAATATAGCTACAACCGCCAAGAATACCAGCACAAATGATAAGACAAATAAGACCACGCATAACCCACTTCACCCATGCAGGGCGCTCCACTTTAGAATTCATCTTCGAATACTCCTTGTGACCAAATCATATCCCTAAGATGTTCCAGATACGCGCTGGCGTCTTCATTACGGAGCCATTCAGGGTCACCATGTTTCAGCTTATTGCGCAGCTCTTGGTCGACATCCCAAAGGACGCTCATTGCATTCTGTGCACTAAGAAAATGCTTCATGTCCTGAGTTTCCTCCGGGATGTCAAATCTATAGATGAATTCTGCTTTCGCCATTAGGATGTACTCGCTAGGAAACGGCAATAGATACCATAATTTCTGTCACCGTTAACGAACGCAGCGTTTTGTACAGCTCCAGCGGCGACAAAATTATTAGCTAGAAAGCTATGAGTTCCGCCGTTTCCAGCTATTAAAACTCCGACGTAAGTCCCAGCATTATAATCAATCCGACCCGTTCCCATTGAGACAAAGGTGGCTGTATGAACGTCATCTATTTCGAAAGGGGTCACCCAATATGAGTCTACCGCACCCGAACCATCTGTTCCTCCATCTCCCTCAGCAGTATAAGTAACATCGAACCAGCCATTACGATGAATAACATATTCTGCTTCGACGGTGGTGAAGGCAGGAGCTGTGCCCCCATTGGGAAGCATATGACCAGCTGAGGCACCAAATTGTAGAGTGGGGAAGTCATGATTTCTGCCGTCATTGAATTGACCCACTCCATCTCCTTCGTCCATCGCGGCAAACGTCCATACATCACTAGCGTCCTTGGTAGCACGAAGACTTCCAACACAAATAACAGGATTGGCGTCCCAGTCGGCTTCGGTAATATCATCGAAGCTATACAGTGAGAATTCTTGGTCCGCATTGGCGGCTGAAGGGTCACCAATATTTGCAGCTGCTGGCGACACCTTTAAATGCGGAAGTCTCCCTAAAGCGAACTGAATGCTGTCGCTGGCATCATTTGTCATGGCGTAGACGAAAAGGGGCATTGCACTTCACCATGCAGTGCTTGCCGTAGTTCCGTGGGTATTACCATTCATCTCGGTGTTGGTCATCGCCTGATTTGCTGTGACGGTGAACACCTTCATTTGATTGGCATTAGCGGGGTCTTGAACTAGGACATAGCCTGGATTGGTGGCGCTAAGCGCGGTTCCGTCTGCTCCGTGAACCGTAAGTGTCTGGGTGCTGAGAGTAAACCCAATATTGATGACTGATCCGCCGTTGACCGTCATTGGAGCCTTTAACCCTGAACTCAACTGAACAAATCCGTCCGCGTCAACGTTGAACTCACCACTATCAAAAGAGGAGAGGCCGGCATCGAGCTTGTCCCCAGGAGCAGCCGCGATGGCGGTGGCCACCTGCACCTCTAGGTTATATGCGTTTGCCGCTCGTGAGTGGGTGAATACTGGCTGAGCATTAGTAGCATTGGCGACGGTGTTTCCGGCAACTGCAATTACTCCACTTCCATCTGGAACAACAGGATCTGTTCCAGGTCCCGTGTTTCCATCTACATTAATTGTGTCTACAGCCGGACCCGCTCCACCAGCTAGGGTTACATAACCATCCGCATCGACAGAGAATGCTGTGTCATCAAATGAGCAAACCCCCGCATCGTTGCTATCTCCAGGCGCTCCAGTACGCGCCGCAGCTAGCTGAAGTTGAATGTCGATTTTGTTGGTTCCGGCAACCGTTTCCAACGGAATTCCACTGGGGTTGTTGCCACTGCCTACAATTGTTCCGTCAATATCGATATTACCCGAGGCATCAGGAGATGCAGTCGCGTCCACCTGGTCACGCAATTGGTCGACGCCAGGACCTCCAGAACCTACGTCTACTTGACACCATGTAGGCACTCCAGCAACAAAGTCACATAGATACCAAAGATCACCGACCGTTCCCGTGGTAGGATTATCGCCAACTAACCAAAATTGCCCCAATGGAAAACGGACATCATTAGTAGTAGGTTCGCGACTAACCTTGATAATGGGAATAAGGTCTGTGTTTGGTCCTACATATCTTGTGGGATTTTGGTATGGAACCCCTACTTTGTTGCGTGCCATTTTTCACTCCCTAGTAAGTGTTCCTAAGATAGCCTCTACCGCTGCTTCATCTTTAGCTGCTGCACATTGAGCCTTGTAATCATCGGATTTGGCTTTCATGGCCTGATATTTTGTGATAATTGCATCCAGTTCTTTCTGATTACTCATTGCTTGATGGTAACACCATTCCATGTGAGGAAAATCTATCAATGGGTCCATAGCAATATCTATTCTTTTTTCATAATCCATAGTTTTCTCCTAGGTATTATAAACCACATCCCATCGAAAGCTATCCCCTGACGCAAGGGTTGCATTGTTATATACAGCTGTGCCAGCATGACCGACAATATTAAATACTCTGTCTTCGTTTCCACTTCCGGCGGCTCCAATAGCATAGCACACTAGGCGCCGGGTTCCTGCATCGTCAAGATACCCATTAGCGAAATTCATCGTTTGTGTCTGAACACTTTCGTATGGCAAAATAAACTGAAGAGCATTTGTTCCACTCGGTGTATTATTTACTGAGGCACCATTAAAATTAGCATGTATTGTTCCAGACTGTTCTACATAGTATGATAATATAGTTGTAGTAAATGTTGGTTCAGTTCCGGCATTGGATATAACATATGTTCCAGACGCTGCTCCATATTGCGATACTGGAACAAGAAATTCGGTTGAATCCAGAAATTTGCCTACGCCGTCCAACGCTCCCAGTGTTTGAACGGTCCAATCGTCAGACGCATCTTTCTGCAT